TGGATGGTTTCAATGAAAGTCAACAACGACGATATTTGGAATAACTACGTTAAGACCGGACGGGTTAAGGGCTTTTCTATTGAGGGGTACTTTGTGGATAAGATGCAAATGGAATCCCACCTTGAACGCATCGAGGAGGAGGAAGCAGAGTTTATGCTTTCCAACATTATCGCCAAAATTAAAAAGGATGGCCGTTTGAAAAGCAAGAAGCGAATCGAAATGGAATCCTACACGGACTACCCAGAAGCGGTACGCAATAACGCCAAGCGAGGAATCGAACTAAACGAGAAAGGCGGTAACAAATGCGCTACGGCAGTTGGCAAGATTCGAGCGCAACAGCTCGCAGACGGACGGCCTATCAGCGTAGAGACCATTACCCGTATGTACTCGTACCTATCCCGTGCTGAAGCATACTACGACGAAAACGATATGCAGGCGTGCGGTACTATTTCCTTCCTGCTATGGGGCGGGTTAGCCGCAAAGCGTTGGGCAGAATCTAAACTTAAAGAATTAGGCAAACTATGAAACAGACCCCAAGCCGTTCCTCCCCCAAAGGAGACAAGCGTGGCTGCTTGTGCAAGAATAACACCTATTCCAAAAAGTGCTGCGATGGCTCGTTGCAAGCACAAGGCGTAGGCGTTACCGTGAAGGTGCCAGTATAAAAATGTAACAATCAATAACTAATCAATTATTTCCAATATGAAAGCAACAGAAATTTTCCAAAAATTCTTTGCCGAACTGTCCGCAGTTGAGACCTCCGGTGTTGAGTTGGCGCAAGCCAAGCTCGATAACGGCACCGTCTTGGAAGCTGAATCATTTGAGGCAGGTCAACCCATTTTCATCGTATCTGAGGAGGATAGAATCGCAGTCCCAGTCGGTGAATATCAAATGGAAGATGGCCGCATCTTGGTTGTAGCCGAAGAAGGTGTTATCGGTGAAATCAAAGAAGCAACAGCCGAGGTAGAAGAGGAAGCCCCATCAGTTGAAATCGAGGTTGAAGCAGCCGTTGAGCCAACTATGGAGGAGAAAATCAAGGAGGTAGTAATGCCTATCCTTGAGGAGATGCGTGCAGAAATGTCCGCAATTAAGGAGGAAATGGGAGCGTACAAAAAGAAGCAGGAGATGTCCTCGGATATGCCCGCTGCTATGCCCATCCGCCACAATCCAGAAGCAGCCCCTGCACCTGCACGAGTTAACCTCGCACAGAACGCACCGGAGACTGCTATCGACCGAGTTCTCGCACGTCTAAACAAATAAAATCAATTAAAAAATGGCTACGACCACTTCAATCACTACTACGTATGCTGGCGAGTTTGCCGGTAAATACGTTGCCGCCGCTCTTTTGAGCGCACCGACCTTGGACAAAGGTCTTATCGAGGTAATGCCCAACGTGTATTACAAATCCGTTATCCAAAAGGTAGGTACTGACGATATCTTGAAGAACGCTACTTGCGACTTTGACCCTACGTCTACCGTTACCTTGACCGAGCGTGTTTTGACCACCGAGGAGTTCCAAGTTAACTTGCAAATGTGCAAAAAGGACTTCGAGCAAACTTGGCAAGCCGTTGAGATGGGTTACTCTGCATTCAAGAATGTACCTGCCTCTTTTACTGACTTCATCGTAGCTTACGCTGCCGAGAAGGTTGCTGCTCGTATCGAGCAAAACATCTGGGCTGGTGTTAACGCTTCTGCTGGCCAGTTCGACGGTTTCCAAACTTTGTTTGCTGCTGATGGTGACGTTATTGACGTAACTGCTACGACTGTTACCGCTGCTAACGTAATCGCTGAATTGGGTAAGGTTGTAGACGCTATCCCAGCTACCTTGTACGGCAAGCAGGATTTGACTATCTACGTTCCTCAGAACGTCGCTAAGGCCTATGTACGTGCTTTGGGTGGCTTCGCTGCTGCTGGAGTAGGTGCTAACGGTGTTGACAACAAAGGCACTATGTGGTACGGTTCACAAGACTTGTACTTCGACGGTATCAAAGTTGCCCTTGCCGAAGGTTTGTCTTCTAATAAAATGGTGGCTGCACAGAAGTCAAACTTGTTCTTTGGAACTGGCTTGTTGAGCGACAAGAACGAGGTTCGCCTGATTGATATGGCTGACATCGACGGTTCTCAGAACTTCCGTTTGATTATGCGTATGAGCGCTGGTATCCAATACGGTATCGGTAGCGACATCGTTTACTACGGAGCTTAATCATTCTTAAATTTCCTTGAAGGGGGTGGTGGTGTAATAACGCCCCACCCCTTTCTTTTTTAACTTACTAAATATAAATAAAATGGCTTGTGCATTATCCCTTGGCCGTATCGAACCCTGCAAGGACGTTGTAGGTGGAATCACGGCTGTTTACTTTCTGAACTATCAGGAATTAACGGTTACATACGACGTAACCAACACGGACGCTATCGACGTTTTGGGTAGCGGTTTGACGGCTTACAAATACGACTTGAAGGGTAGCTCTTCTTTTGAGCAAACCGTAACTTCAAGCCGTGATACCGGAACCACGTTTTTTGACCAGAACTTGAACTTGACCTTGCACAAATTGAGCAAGCAATCAAACAAGGAAATCAAATTGATGGCTTACGGCCGTCCGATTGTAATTGTTGAAGACTACAATGGTAACTTCTTTGTTGCTGGATTGGAAAACGGTTGCGAAGTAACTGGAGGTACGATTGTAACGGGTGCTGCTATGGGAGACCTTTCCGGTTACACCTTGACGCTGAACGGACAAGAGCAGGTTCCTGCTAACTTCTTGGACAGCACTTTGGCTGCTGCTGGAATTTCTACTATCGTTGTAGGTACAGATTTTTAATATACCTTTGACAAATGGATACTAAACAAACTATTTACAATATCCTCGCTTCTACTAAGAGCGAGCCAGTTAGTGTAGAATTAGGCAAATGGGACGCTCAAACAAACGCAGACCTTGATAAGTCGTTTTCTGCTGCTTCTATTGCTATTGACCAAGTAGATAAGGGAAAGGCGAACTTAAAAAAATCAATCTTGGTACACAAGAGCGTGATGGCCGCTTACGACAAGTGGATTAGCGGTCTTCAGAAAGCAGCGGATTCAATTCAACCTACTGGAAATAAAAGAAATGATGACCTTTCTAAAAAAGCTGCGGAGTTTAATGTTTTTGACGCAAAGAAACAAAAGGACAAGATTGAAAAACAAATGAAAGAAGTTGAACGGTTGCTTGCAAAACTTGCTGGTTTTCCTTTTTAATAATTAAATCAATTCATAAAGGCCACCTCCGGGTGGCTTTTTTGTTTGTAAGAAAAACAAAACGCCCGACTTGAGTTAATTAGAGGATGAATATTTTAACCACAAGCGCAACAGCGCAGAATTTACAAATCATCCCTCGCTCGTTTCCTGCTTCTGTATCGGCACGGTTAACGAATGAATCTACCAATACCACCCAGACGCAAACAATCGCACCAACAAGCGCAAACGGGTATATGACCTTGAATGCTGCCTGGACTTTAAGGGCGGCAAACTTTTACCTATTAGAGGTGTTTAGTGGCGTAAATTTGATATACAGAGGCCGGGTATTCTGCACCGACCAAACCAATTTCGAGAAGTTCACCGTGAATGCCGGGGTGTACGACCAAGAAACCGCAGGAGATAATACGTTCGTAATTATATGAGCAACATAAGATTTATGGCCTTAAATTCCTACGTTAAGCCGCAGGTAAAGGAGGTTAGTGGAAAGCAATGGATTGAGTACGGAGACGATAACAATTATTTCCAGTACCTTATCGACCGATATAACGGAAGCCCTACCAATAACGCAATCATTAACGGCGTTATCGATATGATTTTCGGCAAGGGACTGGCTGCAACAGACGCATCCCAGAAGCCCGACGAGTACGCAATGATGATGTCGCTATTCACTAAGAATTGCGTTAAGAAGGTTGTTAGCGATTTCAAGATGATGGGCAACGCTGCCTTTCAAGTTATCTACAACCAAGACCATTCAAAGGTCGTAAAGATTGAGCATATCCCCGTTGAGACCCTGCGTGCTGAAAAATGCAACGAGGAAGGTTTTATCCCTGCTTATTACTACGCAAAGAACTGGGATAGGGTCGCACAACGTAAAGAGGTTCCGGTACGCATTGATGCTTACGGAATGTCTAAGAGCGGTATCGAAATTCTTTATATCAAGCCCTACAAAGCAGGATACTATTACTACGCCCCAACGGACTACCAAGGTTCCTTGCCTTACGCAGAGCTGGAGGAAGAAGTAGCCAATTACCATATCAGCAACATTAAGAACGGGCTGGCTCCGTCTATGCTGATTAACTTTAATAACGGAACACCTACCGAGGACGAGCAAACCTTAATTGAGGCACGTATTGCGGATAAGTTTTCCGGTAGCTCGAATGCTGGCCGTTTTATCTTGGCTTTCAACGACAACAAGGAACTTGCGGCAACAATCGAACCCGTACAATTATCCGACGCAAGCGAACAATACCAGTTCCTTTCCTCGGAGTGTACGCAAAAGATTATGGTTGGCCACCGGGTAACGTCCCCGATGCTTTTAGGCATTAAGGATAGCAGCGGACTGGGTAATAACGCCGACGAGTTAAAGACGGCTTCTATCTTGTTCGATAACGTGGTTATTAGACCATTACAGGAGATTATCCTTGATGCAATAGACCAAGTGCTATCTTTTAACGGGGCGGCCTTAAACATCTATTTTAAGACGTTACAGCCGTTGGAGTTTAAGGAGGAAATTGTTGCTCCTTCCGAGGTGGTGGAGGAATCTACCGGGGTAGAGGATAGCGGTATCGCAATGTCTGCCGACGTTAGCGACGAAGTTCTAAATCAAATGTTTGAAACGCTAAACGGTTTCGGCGAAGATGAGGACTTGGATAACTGGGAATTGGTAGACGAGCGTGCCGTTGACTATGAGCAGGAGGAGTATTTAGATTCTATTCTGCAATTCGCAAAGACCGGGGAGGCATTCCCAAACGCTAAGAGTGAGCAGGACGGCGAAACCAAAGACGGGCGTAAGTACAAGATTCGTTATGCATACGCACCCACGGCTGAAAAAGTGCAGAAGTCCAATAGCCGCCAATTCTGCAAGCTGATGGTAAGTGCTAAAAAGGTCTACCGCAAGGAGGATATTCTACGTATGAGCAAGCAGGAGGTTAACGCTGGCTTCGGGCCACGAGGCGCAGCAACATACGATATTTGGTTATACAAAGGAGGCGCACGGTGCCATCACTTCTGGATGCGTAAGACCTACCTGGCAAAAGCCGAGGGCGTAACTCCAGACGCTAAAAACCCGAATGCTGACGTATCGGTAAATCAAGCACGCAAGGCAGGAGTCGACCTACCGAAGAATAACGGACTTGTAGCAAAACGCCCAGTTGATATGGACGATGAAGGATTTTTACCTAAAAGAAAGAAGTAATGGCCACGGCTCTCTTTATCAAGCGTGAGGATATTGTACGCAATACGGTTATTTCCGGCAACGTCGATACGGATAAGTTTATCCAGTTTATCAAAATTGCCCAAGAAATTCACGTCCAGAATTACACGGGTACAAAGTTGTACGATAAGATTTCCTCGGATATTATCGCTAACACGCTTGCGGGTAATTACCTATCCCTTGTAACTGACTATATCCAGCCAATGCTTATTCACTTTGCAATGGTGGAATACTTGCCGTTTGCCGCTTACACGGTTGCTAACGGAGGTGTGTACAAGCACACGAGCGAGAACGCAACAAACGTAGATAAAATCGAAATTGATTATTTAGTAGAAAAGGAACGCACGATAGCAAAATACTATACCGAGCGTTTTATCGACTATATGTCTTTTAACCAATCTTTATTCCCGGAGTACAATGCCAACGTCAACGAAGACATCTACCCAGACCGAGATTCCCGCCCGGCCTCGTGGGTTCTATAAAGTAAAAACCGAGAATCTAATTAAATTAAAAAAGTACCTGGAAAATGGCAAATAGTATCGGTTGGGGTAATATCTACTGCTCTACAAGCTGGGGAGACGAGGACTACAATACACGGGCAATAGGTGACGTACCTACTTGCTTCAATAATGCTTACACGTATGCGGGTGCGTATGTTGCTCGTGTAGCCGCCGATAGCGGAACCACCGAAGGGTACGAATGTTTGGTAAATTCAATAGACGCCTTAAATTTTAACTAATGAGTAGTTTTTACGACGATGCTTCGCTGGTAGTAATTCCAAGCGGATACAAGACAAGCAAGGTATATGCCGAGAAGCCAACAGACGGCAGCGGGGATTTAGCGTTTACCCGCACAGGGGATACGGCTACCCGTGTAAATTCTGCGGGGCTTATTGAGAAGGTTCGGACTAATTTAGTCACCTACTCAAATTCATTTTCAAATGCTGCTTGGACAAAGGTAGGTGGCACTACTTTGACCGCTGGCCAAACCGATTATTTAGGAGGTACGAACGCTTGGAAATGGGAGGCGACTGGCGCAGCTACCATTCAGTTGGCGCAAAACCCTGCTGGCTCTGCAATTAGGACTGCAAGCATTTACGCAAAAGCTGGGAATGTATCTACCATTAGTTTGTGGATTGGTTCTGCCGTTACTTTTAATTTAAGCACGGGGACTGTAACAAGCGGTACGGGAGTTATTACGAGCGTAGGTAATGGCTGGTACCGATGCTCTGCTTTTGGGGCGGACATAAGCCACAACCCATATTTTATAGCGGCAAACTCTGGGGACTATGTTTTAGTTTCTTTTGCTCAACTTGAAACGGGCGACATAGCAACAGCATACATACCCACCACCACCGCAGCGGTAAGTGTTGGCCCAGTTGCTAACGTACCCCGTCTTGACTATTTGGGTAGTACTTGTCCTCGCCTGTTGCTGGAGCCGCAGCGGACGAACCTTTACCCATACTCCGAGCAGCTTAACCAATGGACGGCAAGTAGCGCAACAGTAACGGCTAACTATGCCGTAAGCCCTGACGGATACACCAACGCAGACCGTGTAGTATTTGCCGCTGGCGGTTTGCTTTATAATGGCGCAACTGGCTCCGCAGGACAGAACACTTTAAGCGTTTATGCCAAAGCAACAAACGGAGTAAGCGGACAATTTCGCTTTTTTGGAAACGGTAATACCACGCTTTCAACCGACCAAACGGCTACGGGCGAATGGCAACGCTTCACGTTTACATACACCTACTCGGCTGTAACGGCTGGACTTGCTGCGCCTACAACAGGGGGCGGAGTTAGTGACGTAAT